ATGAAAGCCGCCGACCTTACCGAGAAGACCATCCGCGAGCGCCTGATCTTCATCCGGCAACTGGCGCGCGGCGTCGGAGATCTCGGTACGGTGACCAGGAAAGAGCTGATCGTGTGGACGGCTGCTCAGAACTGGTCCAATTCGACGCGTGTGCATCGCCGCTCGGGGCTTCATACGTTCTTCGCTTGGTTGCAGGACGAGCAGCTGCGCGCCGACAACCCGGCGTACCGGTTGCCCAGGGTGGCCACGAGGAAGCGTGAGCCCAATCCGTTCACGATCGCGGAGATCAACACACTGCTGTCGGGTGGGATCTACCGGAAGACCCGGGCTATGGTCGCGCTGCACTACTACCTCGGCCTGCGGGTATCGGAGATCGCGGCCGTGAACGGCTCTGACGTGGACTGGGAGACCCGGACGCTATCCACGGTCGGGAAGGGGCGTAAGGACGCGACGCTGCCCGTCCCGCTGGCCGCGTGGCCCCTGTTCCTGGACATGCCCCGGACCGGGTACTGGTTCCCGAACCGGACAGCCAACCGAATGTACGCCGCGGGCGAGGGACACATCACGGGCAACTCCGTGTCAGGCATCATCGGGGAAGCGATCAAGCGGGCTGGACTCAAGCACCGCCCCCACGACCTACGAGCCGCCCTGGCCACCGAGATGCACGAGGCCGGCGTCAGCGACTTCGTCGTCCAGCGGAGCATGCGGCACTCGAACATGGACACCACGACAATCTATCTCAAGCTTCGGCCCGAAGGGATCCGGCACGGCTTCGATCAGCTGCCGGCCATCACACTACCTGACCGGTCCGGCCGCCGGCGCCTGGCGACGGCGGCCTAGCACGGTCAGCGCGTGGCGGGCCGTTACCCTGAGACCATGTTGCAGAATCTCATCTCCGCTGCCGAACAGGCCGCCGCCCCAGCCCCGGACTACACGCCCGCCATCATTGGACTGAGCGGAGTCGTGATTGGCGGAATGATCCAGACCATAGCCCAAGTCTTCAAGGAACGATCCGCCCGCGTGGCCCAGACGCGCAAGGACGTAATGACATTCGTTGCGGCCGGATATCTCTTCGTGGACCGGCTTGGCCAGGTAGTCGACCTGTTCCCCAAAATGAACCAGGAGCAACGCAACTCGAGCAGTGAATCGATCACGCTCAACCAGAGGGCAGCGCACGCTGCCGGGATGATGGTGGCTGGAGCGGCGGACCAGCGGGTCGCCAGCTACTCCGTGGTAGTCCTAAACACAATGTTGGAATTCCGTGAAGGCGTGGACTCAATAATGGATGGTCGCAAGCCAACTGCTGAAGAAGCGTGCCGGACGTACCCGACCCTCGCTGACAGCCGGGCTGCGCTCAATCTCCTTCTCAACATGGTCCACCCTCGGGAATACGAAATTCACCTGCGGTTCAAGTCCGTTGCGGCAGTGAATCGTGAGACGGCCAGGGAAGAAGCCAAAGCCGAAAAGGCAAGAAAAAAGCGCCCCCTAGGAGCTGAACGCTCCTAGGGGGCGACCCTGTGCCCCAGGAGGGAATCGAACCCCCGACCGGAGGATTAGAAAGCCTCTGCTCTATCCCCTGAGCTACTGGGGCCCGGCGCACCAAGTGTAATCCCCTGTCATGCAACCCAACAAAACGCGGCCTCACTTCTGTGCAGTTCAGTGCTGCTCGAACGTTGCAGGTGCTGCGTTGCGGAGCAACGACAACCCTGTTAGCTTTAGGTGCAATATTATTGCAGGAACCGAGAAAGGGGCCGGATATGACATCAATCGAACCAGCGGTGCATTACATCCATAGTGAGTTCGTGGGGCTCGTGGAACCACTTCACGAGGCCTTCGCCGGAAGCGCCGAACTGATCGACAACTATCTTCCCGCGAATCTGCGGACTCATGAGCACGGGTGGCTCCGGTCCGCCAATATGCGGGCGGCAGTTCGGGACGCACTCGATGCGTCGGATCTGGGGGATTGGGACGTTCGCGGGAACCTGGCTCTAAACGGACAGCTGATGCTGGTCAACGGGGCAGGGGACATCATCGTCAGGATGTTGAAGGATGGTAAGCCGCCCGTCCGTTCAGTGCCAGGTGCCGGGCACAATCGGGCGCGTAGGATGTATTGGTCGAATTCTCTGATTGAAGACGTCGGTGACGATGCCCTTTTCGGTAAGCGTGCACACCAGATGCTGGGGCTTTGGCACGAGAACGGGGACGGGACCTTCGAGATCCGAGCAGTGCGTCCCGTGGGGGCAGTCAAGTACGGCTCGAAGACGCCGATCGACCTGTGCCTGGAACTGGCCCCTGCCCAGTCCACCTTTGAGAGCCTGGCCTTCGACGTAGAAGACGACGACAACGAAGACCTGCTCAATATTCACATTGCAAATGAGGAGAACGACAACGATGCAAGCGGCCACGCGGGGTAAGCGCATTACCACTCTGCGACACCTTCTTGGCATTAATCAAACGGAACTCGCCTCCGTTTCGGGCATCAGTCAATCCCAAATCTCCTTGATGGAGAAGGGAGAGCGCTCTGTAACGGACGCGGCTGTGACCGTGCTGTCCTCAGCCACCCGAATGCCAATGTCTTATTTTGATATGGAACCTGCTGATCCGAGATTTGCCCCGACCTTCCGCAAGCTGGCCTCTTCTTCAGCGGCGAGTAGGGACGCCGCTATCGCTCGCTTTGGCGAGGCTGAACGTATCAGCTCAGCCCTGGGTGATGCCCTCGATTTCGCGGTGCCGAGCCTGCCACTAGCTGAAGATGACCTGAGCGGGGACGACATCGAGTACTTTGCAGATGCCACTCGCCGAGCTCTGAGACTAGAGGCCGGGGACCCGGTCCGGAATCTTACCCGGGCCATGGAACGCCAGGGAATTGCGACTGTTCCCTTAGTCGAAGATGGAGACCCGTCGAACCTCATGTCGGGGCATGATGGAATATCTCGGCCGAACCCGGAATCGCAGCGGCCTGTCATCGGTTACATTCCGGGCCAGCCGGGCGACCGCGATCGCTTCACGAAGGCCCACGAACTAGGGCATTTGGTCCTTCACTCCCGCCGGCCGTGGGTGCTCGACAAGATCAAGGAGCGTGAAGCGCATCGATTTGCGGGCGCACTCCTCTTCCCCGATGTGGCAGCCAAGGAATCGATCCAAGATGAGCTGTCACTCAATGGATACCTGGCGCTCAAGGCTCAATGGGGTCTTTCCATTGCTGCCCTGATCAGCCGCGGCTATTCGCTGGGTAACCTATCTGAAGCGCGGCGGAAATCGCTAATGGTTCAGATGTCGTACAAGGGTTGGAGGAAATCGGAACCTGTCCATGTAGGGAATGAGAAACCATTGCTTCTTCGACAGGCCCTGGTCGCCAAGTACGGGAGGTCGCCGTACATGAGGGCTGCCAATGATCTGGGGATGCGTCCGGACTTTCTGAGAGAATGGATCCCCGGCATCGAGCAAGAGGGCGATGAATCTGCGGTGGAGCCCCTCGACGTTTCATCAAACGTCCGCAGGTTGTTCGGATAAAGACGTAGGTGCTGTATCTCGCCCCAGCGAAATGTGCGGGACACACCCATAAGGACAAACGGCCCCCACCTTCCCGAAGGAAGATGGGGGCAGCTTGTTTGGGGCTTAGGCGCGAGGGGTTTGCCGTGCCACCCGTTCCATACGGGCTCGCAGATCGCCGTCGGGGACCATCTCGCCAGCATTGGTGATGGTGATGTTCCCGGGAATGACGGTGACGAGTCCGGCGGTGTGCTTACCCAAGTAGGTGGGGGCTTTTGCGGAGCCGAGGACGGCCCGGATCAGCCAGTCAGGCAGCCGCGGTTCCAGCCACCGCCAGAAGGCGTACCAGGCGCCCACGATCACCGCGGTGATTATGGGCAGCAGGACGTTGGCCAGCCCGAGGAGCTGGTCCTGCAGCGGAGCAAGGGCGGGCAGCAGCAGAATCAGCCAGGTGATGAAGCTGCCCCACAGGGACGGGACCAGTGTGCGGAGGATGGAGGTCAAAAGGTTCATTACGTGGCCAACCTTTCCGCGAGCCCGTCAAGAACCTTTTTCACGAGGTCGGCCGGCACCGCCGAGACGATCGTTGGGGCGTCAAGCTGGGAGATGGCCGCCCGGACGTCTTCGAGGCTGTGGACTTGCTTGCGGTCGTTCAGCATGGACTCGGTGACCTCCGGGGCCATGGCCGACAGAATGGCAATGACGGTATCCAGTTTGCCCAGGTCCGGGCCGATCTTGGCGAGCTCGACGGCAACGGTGGACTTCTGTCCATCCGTGCGTTCGATGGGCCAGGAGAGTACTTCTTGTGCGCTCACGTCATCCTCCTCGGATGTAGTTGTGCTTTGTGGGTTGATGCCGGTGCGGGGGCGGATGATGCCGAGCAGTCCCTTGCGGGGGAGGTGCTGGAGGATGGTGGGGCCGGTGGTCCACTGCGGGTACGGGTTACCCGGCAGCGAGGCGGAGCTGTTCTGGCTGATGCACAGCAGCATGGCGCCCAGGTCCCGGACGGCCACCGCGACGTGGGTCTTGGGGTAGACCGCTTTGTTGCTGTCGTCCCAGACGAGGATGTCCCCACCGAGAACAGTGGCGCTCGGTGGCAGCAGCTCGTACGCGGCTGCGATCGCCGGGCTCTGTGGGAAGGCGTCCACCATGTTCCCGGCCCAGCCCGGCCAGCGGCCCTTGCCGTTCGTGCTGATCACGGGCAGGCCGAGGTACTTGGACCAGTTCGCCGGGACGTCCCAGCACTGCGCGCCGAAGCCCTGGTTCGTCGGGTTCCAGTCCTCGTTGAGGTACCGGCTGACCACCTGGGGTATCCAGTTGGTGAGGGCCGTGGTGATGGCGATCATGGCTGCTCCTGCTTGTCTGGTGGGGGTTTCTTGAGCTTCGGCCAGGGCCGGAGTTCCCGGCCGCTCATGCCGTGCTCGGTGCAGTCGCGGCGCAGCTCCGAGGCGTATTCTTCCGTCAGGCGCCGGTTGTGGGCTTCGAGGTCGGCGCGGTCCCGTTCCCGTTCGGCGTCGGCCCACGCCTCGTTACGCTGCTCTTTCATGCTGATGTTGCGGATCCTCTCGCGCCCGGCAGTGCCGTTGGCAACCTTCACGACGCCGTTCACGAGCGCGACGAGGAACCCACTGCTGCCTACGACGCCGAGGACCGCGACGAGGATCTGTGTTCCGTCCATCTGTTACCTACTTTTCGGGGTCGTAGGCGTAATGCCGGGTTTTCACCAGGCGGGCCGCGAACGCGAGGATGGCGAAGACGACGAAGCAGATTGAGGCGACACGGAGGCTGACTTGGCTGATGGGGATTCCCCAGTAAGCGGTGCCGTAGATGCCCATCGCGAACATGCAGAGGATCGCCCCGGCCCGTTCGAGCCACCAGACGCCTTGTAGTACGGTGCACGCGCCGATGCCGCCGCCGACCACGAGCATCCCGGCCCAACACGCCACGAGCGTCTGCCCGAGGGTGCCTTGGATCGTACGGGGCGGGTCGGACATGACTGCCAGGCCGAGTACGGTTACGGCCAGGTAGGCGAAGAAGTAAATCGCTGACAGCGCCCGGGGTTCCTGAACTCGGAGCCAGAGTTTCAGCAGGGCATGTCGCATGGATTTTCTCCTTAGTTCGTGGGCCGGGGTCATCCGGCGGCCGTCGTGCTGGTCATCTGCCGGGCTTGCCATTGCGCGGTGGCTGCGACGGACGCTGCGGCGGTGTAGTTGTTGAGCGTGACGGTGGCGCTGGTTGCGCTGTTGGCGGTGATCGCCCCGACGGTGACCCGGCCGTCCCCGCTGTTGACGTTCAGGATCGGCGCGACACTGAACCGGCTAGCAGGGTAGGTGATTGTGATCGAGGTCGAGGCCCCGGCAGCGATGATGCCAACCGCCACCGTGCCCGCTGCGCCGGCGTAACTGTTCTTATCCAGCTTCGCCTTGTCGGTGGTGCTCAGGAAGCCCGCCACTGAGGCAGTCGCCGCCGCGTGGGTGTGGTTTACCGGGGCGACTTCCTGCCATGCGTTGAAGGGGAAGGTGGAGTACTTGGTGCGCCAGAATTTCCGGTATTGGGTGGCGTAGCCGGTGTACCACTGGAAGGTGAACACGCCGAAGGTGACGACCTCCAGCAGCCCCGCCTGAGGCAGAGGATAGTTCAGCCCGGATACCGCATCTGCCACCTGGCTTTGGGAGTAGTAGCCTGAGGTTACGTAGGTGTCCAGGTCGGCGGCGTCCGGGATTTCCGTGACCGTAACGTCACTGAGCGGGTGCGTGTGTGCTGCCGGGGCGAAGGTGGCGGGTTTGGCCGTCACTTCGGTCCATGCCGGGAACCAGTTACCGGCTTTGGCGGTTGTGGCGGTGGCGCCGACGATCGGGGCGAAGGTGGTCGGCTTGTTGGTCAGGTCCGCCCACAAGTGTGTGTGCGCCTGCAGCGCCCGGAGTGCCACTTGCTGGTCGGTGTAGGTGTTCGCCGCCGTGACGCTGCCCGCCGCGGCTGTCGCGGAATTAGCTGCCGCTGTTGCGCTGCCTGCCGCCGCATTGGCGGAGGCGAAGGCCTGCGCCGCGATGATCGTCACCTGGTCGATGCCGACGCCCGGGGAGCTGGGCACCTTGACCACGGACGCGAGGTCGATCACGGAATTAGAAGGAACCGCCAAGCTGTGCGATGGGATCTGCGACACGGGGCGGCCGCCGCGGGGCAGGAACTTGTAGGTGACCTTCCACGTCCAGTTCAGGGCCATGAGGTCCGGGTCGTCGGTGGCGATGAGCTTCACCCAGGGGACCGTGGCGACTGACGTGTCGCCCGGATCCGGCGTGCAGAGCCGGCCCGATCCGTCCAGGATGCCGACGACGATCTCCGACAGGATCGTGACGGGGGCCGTGGCGGTGGGGTCAGGCCAGTAGTCCACGGACGCTTGGAAGTCGACCGTGCCCTGTACCGGGTAGGTGACGGTGGGGTTCTCGGGGTCGGGGCCATCGCCCACGGCGATGACGAACTGTCCGGTGACCTTCCCGGTGCTGACGTTGCTGGGCAGCGACATGGTCCTCCTGGGGGTAGGAGGAGGAGCCCTTTGGTGGGGCGCCTCCGGTGGGTGTTAGGGCAGCAGCGCCTTGGCGAAGACGCTGTGCAGGTCGAAGTAGCCTTCGGGGTTGGGGTGCCACTGGTCGAAGTAAAGCCCCCGGGCCGACCCAATGCCCCGGTTGATCCAGTGCGCCGACAGGTCCAGCAGGGGCACCTGGTACGCGTCCGCAACGTCGTACAACTTGGGGCAGAAATCGCTGAACCATGTGGTGCGGGTATCGGAGTAGACCGGAGGATCCACCACCAGCAGCACGTCCTTGCCGTACACCCGCAGGTTGGCGAGGATCAGCCCGAGGTTGGTCACCAGCGAGGCCGAGCCGGTGGACCAGATGATCTCGTTGGCGCCGAGCTGGATGATGACGCCGTCGGCCTTCCAGCCGTGCACGATGTCGCTGTACCCGTTGTAGAAGCTCGCCCCCGTGCCGGAGCCTGTGGGGATCCAGTCGTTGGCGATCGAACCGCTGTAACCGAAGTTGCCTATTTCCAGCCCGGTGGCGTTCCGCAGGCTGATGCCGAGGATGTACGCCGTGGTGGCGCTGAGGCTGGTGATCTTCACCGTGTGGGTGGTGTTCGCCAGACCCGTAACAGTGGTGACCTGGATGGCCGAAGCACCGGACGGGGTAATGGTGACCGGGGTTCCGTTGTCGATGCTGTAGCTGACCGCCGAACCGTTGCCGAAGGTGTAGATGTCCACCACCGTGGCGGCGTGATCGAACGCCACCGTGAAGGACTTGCCGGCAGTGGCGCAGCTCAGGTGCAGCTGCATGTTGCTGCGGGGCCCGCCCGTGATGAACCACTCAGCATCCTTGGTGATGCGGGCGTCCGGAGTGGTGTTGTTCCAAGCCGTCACCATGCCGGGGGTCGACTGGCCCGCCTGAGCCGCTCGAAGCTGCAGCAGACGCATGTCGTCGATGACGCCCGGAGTGCCACCCTGACCGGCGATCATGCTGTGTCCCATGCCGGCTGCCCGGTAGGTGTACTTGCCGGCCAGAGCGCCCGCGATCCGCCGCCGCATGGGGCCGATGTCGGCACCCTCCGGGAGGTAGAGCCGGTACGCCGTGGAGTAGCGTCCAGCCCGCACACCCGCCGCTGCGGGAGCGTTGGTGAATGGTGCCGCGAACTCCAGCTCGGTGTCCACCTTGACGGACGGCGAAAGGTTCTCCAGCCCGGTCCAGTAGGCATTCATGCTGTCACCGTCGTGCCACTTATGCACGATGTTGGATTCCATCGGCATACCGGCGCTGACCTCGACGATGTGGCCCGCCAGGGGCACAGTGCTCAGCGTGCTGTTCATGGCCGCGCCGATGCGGACGGTGGCCGTGCCAGCCGGGGCCCGCACGCCGTTGACCTCGAGGTCGGTCCACGCGGTCAGCCCTGCCGGGATGCGGATCAACCGGTTGTAGTACGTGGCCCCGATCTGGGCTCCACCAGCATCGTAGAAGTAGATGGTGGCACCCATCACCGTGGCCACCGAAGACCGCACAGAGACGATCCCGGCCCACATCTTCCCGGGGGTGGCGACACCGAGCGGCAACTTGAGGTTCGCCGACGCCGCAGTCGCGTCGTTGTTCCAGGTCATGCGGACGTAGCCCGCCTTCGACGGGGCCGTGACGTCCGTAACGAACGTGAGGAAGCCGCCGCCGCCAGCTCCGTAGTAGGCGGTCCAGGCAGGGGTGGGTGCCCGGGGAGCAGAATTGGACGTCGGGTTGACGATGAGCGCTTGACCGGAGGATGCTGCCAGGGCCTGCACGATGCTGTACGGGGAGGCGTCCCCGGGCTCACCCTTCATGAGGATGCGGTTGGGTGTGACGTCGGCGAACATGTTGCCAATTGGGCCGCCGCCAGGCTTGACGACGATCCGCTCATCGGGTGTGGCCGTCATCGGCAGCCCGGTGCTGGAGATCCACTTCACTGTCAGCTTGTACGGCACGAACGGACTCGTCCCGAGGGACTCCTGCAGGTCCACTCTGAAGTCCCCGTTAGGCTCGGCTAGGACTTTCGCTGGCTCCCACGGGATGAGAGTCCCGGAGCCGGCTACCACGAGCTGGTCTTCAATCTCAAAGATCAGCTCAGCGGACAGGTTCCCCATACTCGCGCCGATGATCGTTTCGAGGTTGCCGGTAACGGTGGCGAGTGCCATTTGATGCCTCCTGGCATGAAAAAAGGCCCTCATGGGGCCTTGATGTATTAATCTGCGGTCCGCATCGCTACACTCAGCGCATGGGAAAAACTGGGGGACTCGTACTCGTTGCTCTGCTCGCACTCACCGGCTGCTCCGCACCGGCCGCGGCGGACACTGCACAGACGCCGCCGTCACAGGCTTCGACCAACCGTGGCGAGGTGCAACCGATTACAGTCAGTGAAGACGCCAAGGTGCGGGCGTTCGTCAAGGAAATCCAGGAATCTGGCACGGACTACGCCAAGATGCCGGCCACAGACATCGCCGCGATGGCGCCCGAACTCTGCCAGCATTACGACGGCGGGTTCACCACGGAAGACCTGCGGAAGTCCGCTGGGGGCAAGCTGGCCGAGGCCGGCGAAGCTGCCCGCCTCACGGTGTGCCCGCCCCGCTAGAAGACCGCCGTCGAGACCTTGAGGACTTTTGTCACGGGGTCCATGTAGAGGTTCGGCTTATTCGGCGTCGTCGGCAGACCCAGCATTGATACGCCGTTGCCGTTGACGATCACGGCGTAAGCGCCGGCGCCCATATCCGCCTGCGCCGCCGAGACCGTGACCGCTCCGCCTCCGGCCTTGACCAGCTGCGCCCCGTTTGGCGTCGCCGCCAGATAGGTCCCATTCGAGAACCGGACGCTGCCGTCGAAATAGTTCGGGTCCAAGCTCACGCCGCCCGCGGTGACCTTGCCCGCGGTGTCGATCGTGAGAGCCCCGAACTTCACCGATCCGTCGGGGTTGATCTCCGCCGAGCCGGAAGTGATCTTCCCCGCCGGGCTGATAGTGAGGCTGCCGAACTTCGCCGATCCGTCGGGGTTTAGTTCGATGCTTCCCGCGGTGATCTTCCCGCCAGAGGCAATGATGAGGTTGTTTGTAACGGTCAGGATGCCGCTGACGTCCATGGGCCCGGACACGGTCACGTCTCCGGTGAAATCGATAATCCCGGAAGCTATCAGCCGCCCGATGATTTCCGCTGTGCCGGTGACCTTGAGACCACCGTTCTCGATGGTGATCACACCGCCGCCGTACACGCGGAGCCCGCCGCGGCCGATGGAGGCGCCGTTCATCGGGGTTGCGTACCGATCCCGGTGGGCCTGCCTGGCGGCTTGCCCTAGGGTGCCCTGCGTCAGGTCCCTGATCTTGGCCATTACGCCTCCATCGGCTGGAATTGTAGTGTGACTTCAGGCTTGAGCGAGCCGGAGACTCCGATGAGGCGGAGGTTCCGGGTGCCGTTGCCGAGCCAGGCGTTTTTTTGGACATGGACCCGGACGCCGAGTCCGGGCCGCAGCTCCGAGAGCTTATGTTCGGCGCCGGCCTGGATGTTGAAAGCCCACTGCTCTACCGGTTTTTTGTTGAGCGCGAGCTCGGCGTCGGCGAGCGCCTGCAGTACGGTCTCGTCTTTCTCCTGCGGGAACGAGATCGTCTTGACCAGGGCGGGGTATTCGGATGCGCCGTGGATCGCGGACTTTACGAGCATGGCGGCCTCCGTGCCTTCGCCGGTGGCGATAACGTGGTTCGCGAGTTCGTTCGCGTCTTCGGTTACGGTCAGTTTGGAGATACCGGACTTCTTCACTCCGACATGGAAGACCAGCAGCCCGGGGACTGGGACACCGATGTTCAGGACCCACTCGAAGAGGTTCGGGTTTCCAGGCTTCCAGCGGGGGGTGAATATGACGTCGGGACCGTAGGGCTGTTCCTTCAGGTCCTGGATGACGTCGGAGGCCTTCATCATGTGATAGCCGTAATAGGTGCGGGAGTGGACCCCGGCCATATCAGCCGGCAGCACGATCGGGAGCTCGAACATGTCCCCGGCGGTGGCGGCCTGCACGGCCCGCTTCACCTGCGTCTCTAGGGACAGCGGCCCGTACTCCAGGGGCGGGGCCGCCTGCATGCCCGCTGAAGAGTACGGCGCGACGAGTCGCTTCCCCAGGATCGAGTTCGGATCAGCATAGGTCAAGTGCACGGTCGAGGCGTCAAAGTCGTACTTGCGAATCCAGATGATTCCGGCGTACATGGGGAACCCGTCGTACTCGAAGACGAGGGTCCGGAGCACCGGTGTGGTCATGAAGTCGCCCGGCATCCCGAAAGAATCCCGATCGCCGACGAAGAACGACCCTTGCCCCAGCCCGGACGCGTCGAGCGGGCAGGCCCATGTCCCCTCTTTGAGGGGGACGATTCCCTCCCTTGCCCCTGTCTCGGTGTCCACTGACCAGACGACCCAACCCATAGCGGCCCTTCCCTAGATGTGGCTGTCGAAGATTTCGACGTAGCCGGAGCCATTCGTGATGGTGAACTGCACGGCCGGCCCCGGCGGGACGCTGCAGACCTCGGATTTTGTGATGAGGTCCGAGCGGTCGTTGCCGTTGAGCTGCAGACGGCCCGTGTTGAAATCGACCCGGAGCCAGGACCCGACCCCGAGTTCCGCGAGCGCCGAATACTGCCCGCCCGGGTGGTTGATCGTGAAGCCGCCCGTGAGAGGGCCGTTGAGCTGCACGACGGGGGAGGCGTCGTAGTTGCCGCGGTGGAAGACCTGCGCCGGGGTGCCCGGCGCGAGCGCTGGCCGGCGGCGCTCTCCGAGCTTCCGGGGGTCCACGGCTTTTACCCGGACCTGCCAGTGCGCGAAGGTGTCCGTGGTCGGGACGATGTCCAGGGCGGAGGACCGCTTCACGGGCAGCCATAGCGTCGGGCCATGGCCCTCGATCTGCAGCGTTGAGCGCTGGCGCAGGAGGCCGGAGAACCGGGCCATGGCTTTGTGCAGGGCCTCGTGATTCTTGGCTATCACCCGGCCGGTGAGGGTCACATACCGGGCCTTGTAGTAGACGTCGAGGTCGTGGTCGCCGTCCTGGCCGTCCCGTTCCTCGTCGTCTTCCTTCGGTTCCGGGGACCCCCACCAGCCCTCGAGGGTGTTGGTTTTCCAGTCGCCCAGGTGGTCGGACTCGTTCAGGGTCTGACCGTCCAGGGTGATCCGTTCAGCCGCCAATTGTCAGCCCTGCTTTCTGTGCTTCGAATCGGAACTTGCCCCAGATTTCCTGAACGACTGCGCCGGTATCCGTGGCCCCGTTGACCGAGATGTTCGGGGCGAACGTGACCGAGGATCCCTGACCTCCGCCTGCAGCGCTCCCTGCGGCGTAGCCACTGAATCCCTGCACGCTCCCATAGCCGCCGGCCATGGACTTCGACGGCGCTTCATACGACGCGGCGCCGAACACCTTGTCCAGGACCAGACCATCGTTGACAGCCCGCAACCACTTGTCATTGGCCTTGGACTGCGGCTCGTTGATGATCCACTCACCGGACCGGATGCCATACGGTGTACCGTTCTGGGTCCTCGCGCGGACGTTGTCCAGGCGAGGGTTCATAGGCGGAACACCCGGAACTTTGCCGCCACCAGCGAAGCCGACCACGCCACCCGTAAACCGGCCGCGCGGGTCCAGAGCGGTCATCGATGGGTCATCGGCATAGCCGCCACCCTTCACCTGGGTGTTGATGTGGCGGATCTCGATCTCCACGAGTTTGAACGGCGCGATGTCCTCCACGCCCTTCTTCAGGCCTGCCGCTTTCGCCATCGTGTCCGCGTAGTTCTGGATCGCCACATTGATCGGCACGTCCTTCGGGATGCCGAGCGCTGCGCGGGCCATATCGTCGGCCTTCTCCTTGCCCACACCGAAGGCGAAGGCCGTGTCGTACAGCGACTTGTACGTGTCGCCGAGCTTGGCCTGCAGCTCCGGCTGGGTGGCACCGGCGTCGGCCATGGCCTTCGTGGTGTTCCGCGCATTCGTTTCCAGTTCGCCGAACACACCATTCGCAGCACGTCCGGCTATTGTCGTCAGATCGAAGGACCCTGTGGTCGCGTCGAGAACGCGATTCCCTGCGGACTGCGATGCCTTCACCTTGTCGATGCTTACCTTGAGCGCGTCGAGGTTCTCCTGGTACTTGGCTTCCGCATCGCGTGCCGACATCGTGGCGAGGCCCGTGGCGAACATGGCATCCAGGAGCTTAGAGAGGGAAAGGACGGTGCCTTCGGCGCCGATGCCCATGTCCTCAAGCTTCTTCGTTGCCTCTTCGGTCATCTTCGCCTGGTACTCGGCGGCTTTGGCCTGCCCCTCGGCCGTCGTCGTGACGGCCTTGATCTTCTCCGGAGTGTTGCCCAGAGCCCACTGGTACAGCTCCTCATTGGAGATGGCCTTCTCGCCCTCGCCCACATTCACGCCGAGCGCGGTGGCCTGCTTGCGGAGAGCATCGAGGTAGTTCGGGAAGGTCTTGGCCGTCTGCTCCAGGGTGACGCCCTGCTTCTCGGCCTCACCAGCAATCGTCTTGAAGCCGCTGCCTGCGGCGTCGAGGTTGCCACCAGAGACGAATGACGAGAGCGTGGAATCGACGCCTTCGAGGGTCTTGCGCATCGTGTCCAGCCCAGAGCCGACGTTCAAGACGTCCTTGCCCCAGAGCTGAATGTGGTCATTCCCCGACAGGTTGTTCATGCGTTTTACCGCATCACCAATGCTGTTGATCTCGCTGGAGTACCCACCGAAGTCGGCATCCGCGAACAGCCTGTCGATGTTCTTTGACCCCTTGTCGAGGCCGACCATCGCATTCGCGATTTTCTCGAAGGACGTCGTTGCCGGCTGCATGGCGTTGGTGACTGTCGAGATGACCGCCAGCCCCGCTGCGGCGGCCGCCGCCACGCCTGCCGCCTTCGACACCCTGCCGAGGCCCTTGTCGAGCTTGTCCGAGGATCCCCGGAGCTCGTCGAAGAGCCGCTTGCTTTCAATGATCTTGGGGAACGTGGTGAGGAAAGCCCCGCCCAGAAGCGCAGCGCCGCCGGTGACGGCGGTCAACCCGAGCCCTGTCTGCAGCAGAGGGGCCGGGATCTGGCCGATGAAGTCCACCAGCTTGTCCGCGCCCTGGGCCAGCCCGCGGAGAACCTCGTTCGCCTGGGACCCGGACCTGATGAACACGGCATCAAGGGACCCGCCAACCTTCTCGATGTCGCCGGACAGATTGTCCTGCTTGATCGCAGCGGTGGCGGCTGCATAGCCGGACTCGTTGACTTTGTCGGTCCAGTCGGAGATGCCCTGGGCGCCCTCCTCGTAGAGGACATTCGCGGCACGGACGGCGTCGGCCCCGAAGATGATCTTCTGTGACGCGGCACGCTCCTCGTCGCTGAGCGTCTTCATCGAGTTCTGGAGGACCCCCGCGAACTCGGACATGCCGATGAACTCGCCCTTAGCGTCGTAGGCGGAGATCCCCAGCCGCTCCATCTCAGCCTTCGCCTCTTTCGAGGACGGGGTGAGGGCCTGCAGCATTGTCTTGAAGGAAGTGCCCGAGTCGGAACCGAGCAGCCCGGCCGAGGCGAACGCGGCCAGGGTGCCGGTGGTTTCCTCGATACTCAGACCAGTGGCGGCCGCGACGAGGCCGCCCTGCTTCAGGGCCATCCCGAGGTCTGCCACCGAACCCTGTGCCTTGCCGGCGCCGGCAGCGAGCAGATCCGCGACGTGGGGTACCTGGTCGCCGTTGAGCTTGAACTGCACCATGGCCGTCGCGGCGAGCTCGGCAGCGTCGGCGACTTCCATCGACCCGGCCGCGGCGAGCGACAGTGCGCCCGCAAGGCCTCCGCCGAGGATGTCCTTCGTCGTGACGCCGGCCTTCGCCAGCTCCGAGATCGCGTCCGCGGCTTCCTTCGCCGAGAACGAGGTATCGGCGCCGGCTTTGATCGCGGACTCCCGCAGCAGGCCCATGTCCGCCGCAGAGGCGTGCGTCGCCGCTTTGACCTCTGACATGGCCTTGTCGAAGTCCATGTACGACTTGATGGCCAGGCCGACGCCGACCGAGACGGCTGCCCCAAATCCGAGCAGGGCCGCCCCGGAGGACGTCCAGGCCCGTTCGTGCTTGTTTGCGGACTGGACCATCTGGCCGAGCGCCGTTGTGGACTTCGCGGCGGTCTCCTGGGTGGTCTTGCCGACCTCCTCGGTGACCTTGGAGGCTTCCTTCATCTGCTTGCGGAAGTCACTGATCTCGGCACGGATGCGGACAACTATTTGGCGCTCGGACGCCATGTGGTACCTCCGCTGTTGGTTGACTTGCCGAATGATTCAGCAGGGGATTGGGTCTGGCGCTACCGGCGTTCCGGGTCGTGGACAGGCGCCGCTAGCCCCAGTCCTTGGCCTGCCGGAGGATGATCTTCTGTCCGGGGAATGCGTCCCGGTTCTTGTCTGCCCGAAGGGCTTCCAAGGGAGCGCACCCCTCACAGATGACCTGGTCGTCGGCTTCGTGGCGTCCGACGTTGTGGTCGCCACGGGTGACGGAGGAGTGAAGCCCGCAGCCGGGGCACAGCCCGTCCTCATAGGCGGTGAGAGCCAGGGCCATGACCCGGTCGTGGAATGTCCACTTCCCGTCGTTGTGGCGGCCGCGCATGACGGTCTGCGGGACTTTCCAGTCCCTTGCCGAGCGGGCCTCTAGGAGGACGTGTGCCCATCGTCGGTCGGCGAGGGCTTCGACGATTTTGGGACGGTCACCTGGGGGGCTTCGTTCGAGGCGCGGGTATATGCCATGGAAAGAAGCCTGATCTGCGCGTCTCCGACCTTCGTGCACAGCTTGCGTACCTGGCCTACCGTGAGCTTCGGAGAGACCACAGCGGCGGCAATGGTCCGAATGGACACCTCGCGCTCAAAGATCTTTTCCGCAGCGGTGTTCGCCATCGTCCGGGCCAGCGAATTGATGTCATTGGGCTGGGTAATTTCCAGCCGCTTGCACTTCTCCTTGGCCTCTTTCCGCGCCTCGGCCGCGGCCTTGTCTGCCTCGTCCTTCAACTCGGCCTTCACCGCCACCTCGATGGCCTGTTGCTCCTCGTCATCGAGGAAGCTCACCCGGAAAATGCGTTTGGACGCGTCCAGGTCGATGTAGAGCGCGTCGAGTCGCTGCTGGATTTTCGCGCCGCCGTCGTCGCTCAGCGAGCGGTCCTCTTCGTGGACCTCCGCCGCGGTGCGCAGCTGGGCCTCCAGCTCGTCGATGTCCGCCAGGAGATCCGGGCGGGCGTAAAGCGTCACGGAACGTTCCGTGCGCTGGATGCCATCGAGCCAGTTATCGAGGTTGAAGTCGTCGGTGCCGGGTGTTTCAGTCATTTCAGTCTCCTAGAGGCCAAAGTTTTCGGGGGCGGACGTGAGCGTCACGGTGCGAAGCACCTTGCGGTAGTGCGGGTCGCCGCCGTCCTCGTCGAGGATCTTGGCCCCCGTAGGGTCTCGGTAGAACTCCACGTAGGTGAGCTGGTCGCCGTCGATCAGGACTTCCTGCGCGGCGGGTACCTGGCCGGGGTCGATGCCGTTGGCCTCGAACCATGCGATGAGCCGGGGATCTGGCAGGTTGGGAACGTCCAGGTTGATGCGTCGTGCGGTCATGGGAAAACCTCCAAGGTTTTTCGATGTGCGGGGCAAGGTTTTTGGGGTGGAACGCCGGCCGGGTGGAACCTTGGAAAACCACCCGGCCGGCAGTCTGTTAGGACGCGACGGCGCGCTGCTCGTACTTCTGCGGGGAGAAGACCTGCTTGAACTTCTCGTAGCCGGCCGTTGACGGGGACAGGATCTGCTGGTCGTGCGTCAGCACTGCCGCGACCTGCAGCTCGTCGCCGGCGGCCACCGGAACGATTTCCTGGTCTTCGTCGTCTTCGATCTGCCCGATGCGTTGCACCAGGAAGCCGTAGATGTTCTTGCCGTTGAACGTGGTCCAGCCGACGTCGTCGACAGTGTTCTTGAAGCGGAAGAAGTCCACCTCCGCGACGACGGTGGCGATGCCGGGGGAAGTGGCGTCGATCTTGTCGCACGCGGCCGGGTCCGTGATCGAGGCGTTGCCGGTGATCCCGAAGTTGTAGTTCGCGGCCGTGATCAGGCAAGTGATATTCTTGCCGGCTGCGATTTCGGCGACGGTAGGTGCCTTGATGTTGGCGATGGAGGGGACCCAGAAGAGTCCCCGGTTAGCGGTGTTGAGCATCTTGGGACCGGGAGCGACCATGGTCATTTACCTGCTTTCGATGAGGGGGTTTCTTTGAGGTTGGTGAACCTGCCGTCCAGGTGCGTTTCGGGCACCTTGTAGGGCAGCTTCTCGCCCGTCACCCGGTCATATGCGGTGACGCGTTTGTTGGAGTCATAGACACGCGCCGGTGCAGGCGCCTCTGACTGTTCCGATTCGGGAGCATCCGAGGGATCCGGTTCGGGGGCCGACGCCGGGGCCTTGGGTCTGGTTGCCACGATGGGCCTCCTCTGATTCGGGCGGCCCGGTGTAGGGCCTCTGGCTGGGTTTTGTGGAGTCAGCGCGTGCTGAAGACGGCCAGCTCGTCCACCGCGTACACGGGGTTGATGGAGAGGCCGGGGACGGTGATGTCGCGGTCGGTTCTGATGTCGACCAGAGGTTCATGGCGGAAGGGCGCAGAAGACCATCCGGGTACGACCAGGCGCTTTCCCCGAAAGGCGGCGCGGACCTGCTCGATGGCCACGAGGAGCTGGTCGAAGCTGAGTCCCGCGTAGGTCAGTTTGAAACGCAGATCGATCGCGTCAGGTTTGCCGGTGGCCGACTCCGAATAGTCGGCCCCCGCGTTCCCGCCGAGCACCACATACGGGTAGTCGGCCTCGACAGGCTTGCTGGGCGCCGAGCCCCGGAAGATGTTCAGCGTGTCAGGGAGCATGGCCTCGAAGGCGTCGTAGTGTGCCTTACTCATCCAGGACCATCCCCGCGAGCGCTTCGAGGGCCGCGGTGAAGCGGGGCCCTTCGGCTTGCAGGGCGATGATGGGGTCGGCGACGGTTCCACCGCCTCCTCGTGAGCCCCCGTAGATGGCCACGCCGGTCAGGCCGCCGGTGCCGTCGTCCTCGATGAAGGGAGCGATTTCCGCTTCCGCGCTATTGACTGTGTCCCGGCGGTTGTACCTGACGTTCTGGATCACGCCGCCGGGCTTGGTACTGCCGAAAGAATCCGATTGGCGGAAGTCGTTTTTGATTTCCTGCTTGATGTTCAGGCCGCCCTTCGCGACGACCTGGCCGACTTCCTTCCGGAGCTGGTCGGCGGCCGACTCCATGTCGGCGACGAGTGGGTCGAGGCCCGGTGTGTCAATGATCATCCGGTTACCTCCTCGACGCGGACACGTTGAGCGCTTGCCGCCGATTGCTTGGACAGCTCGACCACCCGGTAGACGGTCCCGGCGAGCGCCGGGTTGAATTCCGTGTGGGTCATGGTGATGACGTCGTTGACCTTGACGGGTCCGGCTCCGACGGGAAGCTTGACCACTGAGCCTTGGAGGGTGAAGCGGTACTCTCCTGAGTTCGGGTGAGTGGCCTGCCCCTCGGATTGTTTGACCTCACACCGGCCGTCCTCCCCGTCCAGCGGGTAGACCGGATCCGAGTTCCGCGCGAGCTTGTTTGTGACAGGGTTCAGGGTCCCGGGACCGGCAGGCCGTTCGATTTTGCAGCGGTCCGTCATGTTCCGCTCGGCCGCGCGTTGCGCCCGCCTGAGGCCGGCTGCACGCCTCACAGCTGGCCCCTCACGGATGGCCCGCCGCCGCCGAAGCGCTTCGCGAGACGGAGCCTGGTGCGCTCCGGGAGTGTCATTTCCGTGACCGCCTCGACTTCTTCGCCGGTCGCGTAGCCCTCCCGGTAGTCGTCGATGGCGAATGAGGACAGGCGCCCGTTGCTGAGCGCGAGCCCGTCGGCGTCGTCCTGCGCCGCCAGCAAGCCGGAAATGACCATCCTGGCGACGAGGTCCTTGATGTCCGCGGGGACGTTAGGGAGTCCGTGTGTGTAGTCCACGGTGACGGTCTCCAGTTCGTACCTTGACCACCCGGTGGCGCGGTACAGGCCTGCGATTATGCGCTTCCAACCCACCACGGCCGCCCCGTCCACCGTCACGGAATGGACGCCGGTCACGGGGAGTCCGGGCAGCGGTAGGATTCTGGCCGGCATGGCCGGTAGCTCCACCACGGAACGAGTCTGGAGGATGGGTGACCCGGCGGCGTCAATGACGGCGTCGGATGCGCTGCTGATGAACGTTGCTGCGCGGGGTGTGGTGAAGTCGAGATCTTCGAGCTCGTACTTCGCCAGGTCCGCCGGTGTGATCAAATCAGCCACCGGGCCACCTCCTTCTTACTTCTCGGTCTTGGAACCCTCATCAGTGGACGCCGCCGGAAGCTTGCCGCCCTCGTCGGTTGACGTTGCCGGCGGCTTGGACCCGTCGTCCGTGGACTTCTCCTCCGGAGCTGCGAACAGGGCGCGGATCTCGCCCTGCTTCAGACCATGGAGGTCATCCTCGGTTTTGCCGTTGGCGAGGGCGTAGGTAGCCCATTCCTCGCGGCTGGCGTTACCGCGAGGCTGGCCGTTCACGCCGGCCTCCGGGTCTGCCTGCTTGGGAACGACGTCGGAGACGCTGTTGCCCACCGGGTAGACCACCGCGGGGGACCCTTCCGGATTGAGGATGTTGCTCGGGTCCGGACGCTTCAGGCTGGCTTCGGACTCGCCGTCGGCCAGCTTGGCGAAGCCGTCACGCACGAGGCCCCGGGCCATCTCGCGGTCCACGTCCAGCTCTACGCCAGAGGGGCCGATGATCCGGGGGCTCATGCTGCGGTCCAGTGAGCAACAGCGGTCGGACGCAGAACCTTGCCGCCGTAGACGTGGAGGCCACGCATGCGGTCAGCGAACTTGTTCTGGGCCCGCATGGCCTCGGTCTTCTCGATCTGAGAGACGTAGGCGAGCGCGGACTTGTGGAAGGCCACGATGGACGGCTTGTTGACCGTCGGGAGGTTCTCCGAGCCGAAGCCGTCGAAGCCGAGGATCCGGGGGAGCTCGGCTTCCTGCAGGCCCTTGGTGGAGCCGCTGGTGTTGGCCTGCATGAGCTTGGAGTCGTTCTCCTCCAGGAGGGCGGAGAACTCGGCGTTGGCGACGAACAACCGCTCACCCATGGGGACCTTGGCCTTGTTGAGGGCCTTGCGGAGGTCACGGATGACGTTCCACGCGGTCTTGGCGTCGGTGCCGGGCGCGCCCGGGGTGACGGACGTTCCCTGGAGGAACAGCAGCGCGGCGAGGAACTTGTCCGAGTCCTCGACGAGGCCCTGGGCAGCGGAGTCCGTGTAGGGAGTCAGCTTGCCGGCGGCCTGTGCACGGTCGATGTCGTCAACGTAGAAGTCGAAGTTCTTCTCCTGGTTGATGAGCAGATCGATCGTGGTGTCGGTGATCTCGTCCGGCGTGGTCGTGCGGGGGAGGGTTCCGCCCGCGCCGTCGGGGAGTGCGCCGGCCTTGTAGTCCTTGACTGCAACGTCAACGACGCCGGTGATCTTGACCGTGTTGCCGGAGGTGGCCTCGCCCTCGTACTCGCGGTTGGCGAGTCCAGCGAAGATTGCCTTCTGTCGGAAACCGACCAGCATCTTCGCCGACCAAAGGGCCGGAATGAAATTGTCAATTGCCATGGTGCTCTGCTTTCTCTGTGTGCGTGTTGGCGGCGGCGTGGATTACGCCTGGACGCGTCCCTCGTCGTACGCCTTGGCAATTGCCTCCGGCGTCATCTTGGTGAGGTCCGCTTTCGTGAGTTTCGACTTCGGCTTGGATTTGCCCCGGGCAGAGTCGAAGGTGGTGGCGCCGCCTTGCGCGGCCAGATATGGGTGATCTTCGAGGAGCTTGGTGATCGCCTCGGCGATGGCGTCCTCGTCGACGTTTCCGTCTTCATCGACTTCGAGTTCATCGAGGTCGATGAGCTTCACGGCGAGCGCGGGACTCTTGAGTCGAGTTCCCGCTGCGGCTTTTACCTCGGAGCGGAGAATGCGCTTATTCCCCGCGGCGGTAGCTGCCTCAGTGGCTTCCAACTTCGCTGCCTCGATGGCCTGCTCGCTGGCGGACTTGCCGGCGTTGGCCTGCGCGGCTTTGAGCTGCGCGGCTTCCTGCTTGGCTGTGCGTTCGCCAGCCTTGGCTGCCTTCAGCTTGGCCTTCATGGCATCGATCGCCCGCTTGCCTTTCTCGCCCAGCGCCTTGTTGTCCTCCTCCGAGTCTTCGGAGTCGTCATCGTCGTCCTGGTCGGCATCGTTCTCGCTGTCCTGGTCGTCGGCGTCCTCGTTTTCGTCGTCGTCCTCGCTGTCGTCTTTCATCACTGCGTCCCCGAAGGTGGCGTAGTGGAAGGCGAGCAGCTGTCCAACGGCGCCCGGGGCGCTCATGTCGATGCCGTGCAGGGTTTTCTTGGGCATGGGCTTTCCTTTTCGTCTGGCGCGTTGCGCGTCTGATGAACCGTGCCCATTGCGGGCCCGGTGTCCTACTTGGTGAAGATCTGACCGCTTGACGCGAGCCAGCGGTCATGGTTCTTCTGCGCGAGCTCCAGCTGGCCCGACTGGATGGGCCCCTTGCCGAATGGATTTCGGCCGGCCTTGGCAGCGTCCAGCGAGAGTTTGGAGTCGAACACCCTGCGCTCCGCCTCGGTCATCGTGTAGCGGGACGTCGGGCTTCTGGAGCCGGAGAGGCGGGCATCGGCGACGGCCCGGCGGGCCCCGACAATCTCGCCTCCACGCCCGAGGGCTCCGAAGCCCTCGACATCCCCGCGAATGGACCCCCTGGGGGCCTGTCCGGCGGGAAGAATGTAGCCATACCTTTCAAGGTCCCGAAGCGCAGCGGCACGGTCGGAGCCGTTGAGCGCGTAGATTGCATCGGGAGTGAGTCGCTTGCCCTTCGTGCGGGCGCCTGCCTCAGTGTTGGTACGGAAGTTGCCGCGCCGGGTCGTGCCGGCCGATGTGAAGGAGCCGGCGGCCTTCTGGCCTCGCTTGGAGCCATCGGCGGACGTCCCGGCATAGGACATGCCACGGCGTGCGTTGACGACCTGGTAGATGTCCGAGCCATCTCTAATGGCCTCGGCACCCGCCTTGGTGAAGATCCGGTCCTGTTCCGGCGGGGGCAGTGAGCGGAAGTACTCGAACGGGTCAGTGGTCATGTCATCCGCCATCGCCTCGGCCGAGGGGATGTGCCGGCAGTCGCAGCCAGGGTGACGCAGGAAGCCTGCGTTCCACCGGAACCATTTGCCGGCGAGCAGCGCGCACCGCGAGCACGAGGGCGGGTTCAGCATCCGCACGTACCCTGCCGGCTTGGACCGCGTTGCCATGGCCACGCTCCCGGCGCTCCTCGCTGCATCCGAGATCTGCATCTGTGTGCGGAGCATGAGATCGTTCAAACCGCCGCCCATGGCCCGGTCCAGCGTCAGCCCGCCCCGGATCCCGGTGAGGGCCGTGAACGCTGGAGCCATGAACGTGGCGCTGAGGTCAAAGACCTCGGCAGTCTCCCCCAGCGGGTAGGCGATCCCAGCGAAAGCCTGCGGCGCCACGGGTGGGCCGTAGGTATCCAGGGACTGGGCCGCCAGCGCCACGCTCATGTAGGCCGAGCCGTCAGTTGCCGCGTCGAGTTGGGAGGCGGTGACAACGGCCACCGCCTCCGGGAGCATCTCGGACCACGACGCGAGGATGCTTCGGCGGTCAACGCCCCTCCAAAGCCCCAGCAGCGTCCCGGCTGCCGAGGCCTGGAGGGCCTTGCCGTGCTCGTAGTGGACGTTTGCCAGGTCAAGCGGGGACGGCATCCTACATTCCCTGCTGCATGGCCCGCTGTGCAGCGCGCAGCGGATCGGCCGCCTGTTCTGCCTTGATCATCTTCATGACGCGGGAGACCTCGGCCGGATCCACCAGGATCTTCTCCGCGATGTACTCCATCGGGAAGCCGGCACCTCGGAACTTCACGGCCACGTCGGCCATCTGGGAGTCGGACCGGTACTGCACGTTGGCCCAGATGAGCTTTCCGGCGTTGATGGCGGTGATCCGCCTGGCGTCGGCGCCCATGGCCTTGGCCATGAGCCGTTTGGTCTTCTTTATCCCGCGACCGGCGTACGTGATCCGTTCGCTGGTCTTGGAGACCAGGCCAGCCTCGGCGATGTTCAGGGACTCGGCCGCCGTGTTGACCATCTTGGCCACCAGGTAGTGCGGCGGCGTCCGGGTCTGGGCTGCAATGTGCTCGACCAGCTGGCCGATGACCTTTGAGAACACGTCGAGGGATGCAGCCGTCCACTCCTCGATCTTGGCCTCTTTGCCGGGGATCCAGAGGATGCGTTCTTTCATCAGCTCGTCGAGCTCGACGTCGCGATAGCCGGCGATGCTGCCGTCCGAGGCGAGGATCGGCACCTTTGGCAGCTCCGCGCCGGTGACGACCCGGGCTGGGAGTGAAGCCTGGTCAAGGGCATTCAACAGGTATGCCCAGATCAGGTTGACAGAGTCCTGCAGCGCACCGACGCCGTCGATGTCGGAGATCGGTTCATCATCGAGCAGCGTCTGGTTCCGCAGTTCCGACAGGGGGACTTCTCCGAGGGGATTGACCTCGACTTCGATCTTTTCGTCGCGAAGCATCCAGCCTGCTGCCAGATCGACGGCCTGGCCCTCGCGCTCGTGCCGGTCCTGCGAGGTCTCCTTCTTGAACTTGAAGACCTGGTCCGGGGTGTACAGGGTGGCGTAGTCCATCTTGTCGTCGGCCCAAACGACGAGGCCGAACCGGTCAAGCCCGGTGGCCGGGTCGGCGTCCACGATGGCCGATTCCGGGTGCTCCCACGTCAGCCGCGGGATCCCGTCCGGGCCGCTGGCAGGGTGCACCAGCGAGTAGGACCGGGAAGCCACACCGAACAGCAGGAACGCTTCGGAGGAGCCGGCGTCGCCGTCGTTGCTCAGCCAGGCGCGCTCCAGATCCCGGTCAACACCCGTGGAGCGGCCGTACGGGCGGATCCCCAGAAAGTTCATACGTTCCGCCGGCGCCTGGGCAACCGGCATGCACCAGTTATCCGAGAATCCGGCGTACTGCTTTTCGAAGTACTCGGCGAATTTGTCGGAGGCGAAATGGAGCTTGCCCGACTCGCCCTTGAAGTACTTGATGCGCTTGGCGATTTGCGGGCGGCGTGCCTGGAGTTCGCGGCTGAGCTGCTCGGTTTTGGCCTTCGCTTGGATCAGGTCCACTCGGTCACCTCCGTTTCGTGCTGGATCCCGTGTGAACCACGGATGTGCGCTCTCTCAGAGAGCTGCGGACAATGCCGTCCATGCCCGTCACGGCGGCCTGGAAGCCGTCGATTCGGGTGCTGGACTTCTTGCGGTTCGGCTTCACCGGGCGGATGTTGTCCAGGTCGTCGGTTTTGACCTCGACGACGGAGGCCATCCACTTCATGGCGGGGTTTCCGTCCCAGCCCATGGTCTTGGAGCGCCACAGACGTTCCATTTCCTTGGCCGCGGGGGAGAGCCCGTAGAAGGTCTGGGCCACGGGCGTGATCTCGATGCCCTTCAGGTCCTCGTCCAATTCCTGGACGAGCTGGCCGGCGAACATCCGGTCGTAGGAGACGCGCTGCATGTCGAAGTGGTGGCAGTCGCCGATCACCGCGGCCTTCACCGCGGTGTAGTCGATGACGTCGCCTTCGGTGGCCGTGACATAGCCGCGGTCGATCCAGTCCTGCAGCGGGATCTGCAGCTGCTTCTGCAGGTCGATGACGCGTTCTGCCGGGACCCAGATCCGGGTGAAGAGATCCAGCTCGAAGCCGGGCCGGTTGGACTCCACCCAGACGGACCAGGCCGTGAGGTCAGAAGTGGCGGACAGGTCGAGGCCGCCCCATGCCCTCCGGCCCCGGAGGGGGGTCCGTGTGGCGATCCGCAGGGCGTTCCACTTGTCCATGTCCACCCAACGCATCTGCGACGGCGAGCGCCGGTTCAGGGAGAGCTGAAGGAAGGAAGGGAGCGTGGTGGGGGAGGACTTGGCCTTCTCCGCTTGGCTGCGCATGTAAGCGAGCGTCGGGGACTTGCCCAGTCCGGGGTTGGCCTTGTACCAGGTGGACTCCGCGAAGGGGTCGTCGTCCGGGCCGGCGGCCCAGATCACGCCGTAGAACGACGGATCGAAGACGATGCCGTTGGCGATGTTGCGGGTGTAGAGGTGCTTCTCGTCGTACGGCGTACCCTCTTCGGCCTCATCCGCCGTCGTGATGAACACGATGAGGGGCTGGTCGCGGGCGCCGACGCCCGTCTCGATGGCCTCGATGAGCTTCCGCTGGAGACGGAGAGTGTGGATCTCATCGATGGTGGCCCCGGAGACGTTCAGGCCGTGGGCGGTCTCAGCGACGCGGGAGAGAACACGGAGGATGCCTGCGGTCTTCGGTACCCGAACGACCTCCTTAAGCGGCTCGATGCGCTTCCTGGCGGCCGGCGAGGTCATCAGCATGTGCTTGGCGTCTTCGAAGACGCGGCCGGCCTGCAGCGCGGAGCCAGCCGCGTTGTACACCTCGGCGCCCATCTCGCCGTCGGCGAGCAGAAGGACGCCGGAGATCCCCGACGCGAAGGTGGATTTGCCGTTCTTTCGGGGGATCTCGATCCAGACGGTCCGGATGACCCGGACAACCCTGTCAATCTCGGCGTCGTGGTACACCCAGCCAAAGACCGGCGCCATTACCCAGACAACCTGCCAGGGGTCCAGCCCTTCGCCCAGGCGCAGCCGGGTGCCGGCCCAGCGGCCTTTGGAGTGCTTGAAGGTCCCAAGGGCCCGCAGTGCTTTGCGGGCACGGTCAACGTCGAACCACGAGCCCGCGCGCTGGTCGGCCTGGTTGGCCACGACGAGCGGTTCCTTGCACGCTGCGTCGACGATCTGCTCGTGGGTCATGCCAAGCTCGACCAGCGCCTCGTACGGGGCTGGCAGCCGGGCGGGGTCGAAGTCCGCGAGCATCAGACCTCCTGGGGTGCGCTGGGTCCGCTATCGGGCCAGCGCGGCAGGTCACGTGCGCGGTGGCCACGACCAATGCCCGGGAGCGGGAACGTCACTGAAGGGGACGTTCTCGTTGAAGAACATCCCGGTGGGATTGAGTACAGCGAGGGAGATCGAGTCGATGTAGTCCGGTGCTTCGCGGATCTCGCTGTCCGGCTGTTCGACTCCCTGCTCGATGCCCTGCCAGTCCTCACCGTCGGCCGTGTCGCTCCAGTGAACGGCGGTGATGATGGCCGCACGAGCTTCGGGGCGGAACTCGCCGCCAGGGGTGCCGTAGGAGTGGTAGTGGACGATGCGTCCGACGCTTGGCTGCTGGGTCATGGGGTGCCTCACTTGCTAGTCGAATGGGTCGTCATCGTCTCCGCCGTCGGGGCGGGACGGCAGCCCGGTGCGGGCCGATGGAGACAGGCCCAGCTCCCGGATGTAGGTCTTGAGCTGCGTCCGGTACTGCCCGGCGATGGTTGTCATCGGGTTCTTGCACGGGCCACGCTGGCCCATCACGATCAGGCCCTCGCGGGAGAGTTCGTGCTCGCACCATTCGAGGCGGGCGACGCAGATGCACATGTCCACCACCACTGAGTAGTCGGGGTTGCCCAGACCGATGGAGTTTTGGAGCACGGGGACTACGCGTGCCCATTCCTGCGCTGCGCGGCGCTTGACGAACCGGGTGCCGTTGATGGCCTGCCGGCGGAGCTCGTAATCTTCGAGCTTCTTCTCGAAGCGGTACTCGCGCTGCACGAAGTGCTCGATGGACTCTTCCTCGTCGCGCTCCGGAGGAACAGGCTTCCTGGGCGCCTTCGACTCGGGCAGTTCCTTGGTCCAGTCCGGCTCAGGAAAATCGGCCGGCGGCACGGTCGCGGATTCGAGAACCGGACGGTGCCCGGGGTTCCCATCACGCACAACAGCGAGCGCCGGGCGGCCAATTGGACCAGACATTGGGGTACCCCCTGATCAAAAAGGTCTAACCTGCGGGTGTGTGAGTTTCCCTGCCCGGTGGCTAATTGGGAGGGGGTCAATGGGGGTACCCCCTCCCCCTTTGACCCCGGTTTCTAGGGGTGAAACGGCCTCTCATTGAGGTCGATTCCAGCCTCCGGGCTGATGTTTCGCTGTTTCGGCCGAGTGACACGGCTTGCACAGTCCGCGGCCCCGTTTGGGATCGTCAGGGTTCAGGCCGAGCGTTATCAGTCCCTTTCGCGAGACTGGGAAATGGTCGGCTTCTTGAGACGGTCTCCGCATACACATGACACAGATCGGGTCTCGTGCCAAGACCTCTTCACGGAATCTGAAGTGTCCGACGCTTGTGTATCCGCGCTCGGCCGCCGTACCCCGATGCTGATCAGCCGCCCTCCGGTGCTCCTCGCACTTGCCGGAGCTGACCAACTGCGGACAACCAGGCACGGGGCAAGGCTTCTTCATCGCTCGTGGCACATGGCGCCTCCGATGTTGGGCGGATACAACAAAGGCCCAGCCGGTTTGACCAGCAGGGCCTTTGCTTGAAGTGTTTTGGGGACAACTATCCCGCGCACCCACAGTCTATCCAGAGTCCCCGGGGATTAACAACTACCACTCAGCTCACGCGTGTCACATGGTCGGCCAGGTCGTGGAGCCGGTATCCCGACCAGGACGCCTTGCAATAGCCGCAGGATGCGAAAGTCCCACGCTCGTGAGGAACAGCAGTCAGCGTCCGCTTCCGGATGATCTCGCCCTCTTCCTCCACGAGGTAGTACGCCCAGCCGCATTCCGGGCACTTGCCCCTCAGCTCGATCCGGTGCTCCGGATTGAACAGGGCCTCTATGTCCATGCACCATCCGGTGATCATCTGAGTGGCTTCCTTCTCGGCCGCCGGCGTCGCCAGCGCCTTGGTTGCCCAGAACCAGATCCTCTTCTCCAGCGATGTGGCGTCAAGCCGGCTGGTCCCACCGAGAGTCCAGTACTGATGCGTGCTGACGCTTTCGATTCGGCGCATGAGGTCGAAGGCATTGAGGGCCAGGGGAGCAGGCCGTCCGGAACCACCGCCGGACCCTGCCCCCATGCTGGGCTGGAACGCTGCCCGGAGCTGGCCGAGCAGGGATGGCCACATCTTGAAGGTGGTCACGGGACTCCCCTCGGCGTCTTCGGTCTTGACCGATTGAGGGGTGTTTCTAGTCAACAGGCTGACAGCGGCGTCGAGGGTCAGTGGCTTGTTGTCGTTCAAGGCTTGCGGTCCTCCTGGCAGTGACGGCAGGGCTGCTCTTGCTGGTGTTCGGTGCAGGTGGTTTCTGTGACGGTGGACGGCTTGCCAGTCCAGCCATGCCAGGGTGAGCCGAAGCGACCCGGAGCGTTGACGGGAGGAGCTTCTCCTGCGTCGTGATTGGAAGAGGGAGCAGGTTCCTGCTGCCCAGGGGCAGCAGGGATTTGTGGTTTTCCTTTGCCCCGTCGTCTTCTGCGTGAGGGTTTGGTAGCGGGTTCAGCAGGCGTAACCCCTTCTCTTAACCCTTCGGTCACCCTGCCCTGCCCTGCCCTACCCGGACGCGTGCCCGTACGCGCGCCCGCGGGGATACCTTTTTCGTCTGATATCACAGTTGGTTCGGTCCGGATATCAGTCTGATCTGCCGGCCTGATCTGCTCCTGCAGCGCATCAGCGGCTCCTGCTGCTGCCTGGGACGTGTCAGCGGCCGCAGTTGCGGGCGATACGTCCTCGGAGGCTTCAGCGGGCTCCTGCGAGCGCGGTGCGGGGTTCAAGGTCATTCCGGCCTGCTCGGGTGTGCGTGCGCCCTTCTTGCGGTTGCATGCGAGGCAGGCGAGGACGATGTTGCGGGGGCCGCAGTACAGGTTGGGTACTACGTGGTCCATCTCGGGGCGGATCTCGGACTTCCGGTCCTGGCGTCGCACTTCCTTCTGGCAGTAACGGCAGAGACCGACGGCGGGGTTCGCCGGGTCGTCGATGCAGTCACGCGCCCAGACGGCGGCGATGATGACAGGATCCTTGAGTTCTTTGCGCTTCCCTCGGGTGGTCTTCACCTGGGCGGCGGTGTCATAGCCGAGGGAGAACCAGTCGTGGTAGAGGTACGTGCCAGCGTCAACCCTCGGGCATCGTTCGCAGCTGTGTCCCGGTGCGTGCCAGAGTCCTGCGGAGACCAGGTGGTCTGCGAGCTCAACAGCGGCGCCGTGGTTCAGCGTGATCGATACAAGGTCTTCGACTGTCGTGACACCGTCGGTGAGTGCGGCTTGGCACATCGAACCGGCCATGGTCCACAGGCCGAGACTGGCGAGGCCCCGGATGTCGTTCATGAGGGCTTTGCGGGCGAGTGTCTTTGCTTTCTGATTGACGTGGAACTGGTCATCGATCTGGAAGAACAAGGGTCAGGCACCGCCCATATCGTCGGCAGCCTTGTTGGCCAGCTCCAGGAGGAGGTCGGCGTGGCAGGCTTTGTCGAGCGGGCACCAGCACGCGAGGTTCTTGCCAGCCAGCTCAGCACGGATCGTGATGTCGATGCTGCGGCCCTGATCGTCGAGGGGCGCTCTTTGCAGCATGTCGCTGAACAGGCGTACGGCTTCGCCGGGGTCGCCGTGGGAGTGGTACAGGTTGCCCCACTTAGAGCCGCGGCCGACGTAAGCGGTGTTCTCGGGCATGCGCCAGCCCTTCGTCCGCTTCCGCTGGACTCTTCCTGGTGTCATTGGTGCTGCTCCGTTTCCGGTTGAGATCGGCGAGCGCCGGAGGTTTTGGTCGGTCGGTCGTGGTTGACGGGGTCATAGTCCGCGCCTGGGGCACTTCATGGGTTCTGGGATCTCCGGGCGAGGGGCGACGTGCGCGCCCCCGTTCATGCTTCGCGCCGGGTTGCCTCGGCGCGGGAGCGGATGACCTTTTCCACGATCACCAGATCGTTCCTGGCCCACGAGCCGGTTCGTTCCTGGTCGATCTCGCGAATCCGGGCCCGGAGAACGTCGGCCGCCTCGTCGAGCGCCCGGGCTTTGGCCTTCTGAATATCGTGGTCGGGATCCGGGACAACGAACAGGCGCGAGTCAGCCAGCTTCTCGACAGAGATCTCAGGGCTGCCCATGACAACGCGGATCCGGCCAGCCAACTGCATTACATACTCGAAGCTCGCCCTCAGGTGACGGGCGTCTTCCAGCGCATCGTGGAGACCCGACTTCTGGGACGGCAGCGCCTCGATTCCATACCAGCGGAGGAGGGAGCGGAGGTCGTTGGTGTACATCGGGATCCCGGTAGGGAAGTGCAGCATTGTGCCGAAGAGCTGAGCCAGGGCCACGTGGTCGTAGGCCGCGTAGTCTGCCCACAGCTCCGGGTGCCCATCGTGCAGCAGGAATGCTGCCACCTCGTCCCGGATCTGTACTTTGGGCTTCCAGTCCTGCATCGGTGGAAGCTGGGGTACGACGTTCCACATGAGCCACTGGTGCTCGGCGATCCGAGCCCAGTCGGCGTCTGCGTTGACGGCGTAATACTCGCGGCCGTCCTCAGCGACGATGGCGATGCTGATGAGGTCGATCGTGTTGCCGTCGTCGTGGAATTCGGTGTCGTAGAAGCACTTCACTTCGCCTCACCTTCGTGGTGCTGTGCGAACGCGCCGACGACGGCGTGGAAGACGAGGTCCTTGAGCCGCTGCTCGGCCGGAAGTTCGGAGTAGGGCACGACGCAGGGATGCGTCTTCTTGGCTGCGTCCTTCGCCTGGCCGTAACACCAGCCGTCCTGGATTTTCGACTTAGTCCAAGACTCGTGAAGTTCCTCGGGGGACGAGCCGGCGAGCGCCTGTTCCACTCCTTCAAACGCCGAGTCGACCTGCCATTGGGCCGCCTCCATGAAGTGCGGTGACACGGCGGGGTCTCCCTGGGTGACCTGCAATGCGCGGTTGGCCTCGTGACAGACGTGGGCGATCTGCTCAACGTCGATGCCGGGGTAGTGGTTCATGATGCTCCTTCTGTTTCGGGTTGGCTGCTCACGGGGTCTCTGCGAGATTCCAGAGACCGAGCTTGCCGGTCTCAGGGAAGGGGCAGGCCAGCGGTCGGGGATTGGCGAGCTCCCAGTGGTAGGAGCCGCGCTGCGCCCATTGCGAGCAGATCCATTCGCCTTGGCCGCCGACGGGTCGTTTCATGCAGTCAGCGGAGTGGTGGCAGCCGACGACGTCGACGGTTCCGAGGACGTATCCGAGCTTGTCGATAGTGTGCCGGACGTGCAGAGCCGCGTCCTGCAATGCGTTTGCAAAGAGAGTGAAGTGGAAGGCTTCATCGTCTGCGAGGGTCTTGGCGGCGTGGATATAGAGCTGGCCGCGGTAGCTGGTTGGCTTGGAACGGTTCTCTACGTCCTTGCCGGCGTTGATGATGGACCACGCCCAGGGGTTTTTGACGGTGAGGGCTTTCACGATTCCTCGATCCTTGGTCCGAGGACCAGCTCGGCGTCGATTACTTCCGCCGGGTACCTTCCGGGGAGCGCTGGGGCCTTCTCTTCCTCCGACATGAGCATTTCCAGCGGACAGTCCAGGAGGTGCGGGCGGCATTCAGGCGGGTGCTGGATACCGTACGAGGTAGGCCGAATCTCCAGAACGTGTCCGGGCCGGCGGAGAGGGTCAACGGCGTCGGCAGCGGCGAGCGCCTCCGTTGCGTAGCCCATGAATTCGGCGCTGACCTTTTCCGAGGTCCCGTAGGCGCCGATGACGCGGGCCACGGCTTCGACGCGTGGGTCGGTGCTCATTCGGAGTCTCCGAGTGCGTCGAGGGCTTCCTGGAGCTGCTCGGGTTTGAACTTCACGTCGCGGGCGTGGGAGCCGATGGAGGGTCCGACGATGCCCGCGGTTTCGAGGCGCTTCATGATCTTGCCGGCGTTCGCGAAGCCGATGCGGAGTTTGCGCTGCAGCATGGACGTCGATCCGAACTGGGTGTTGATGATGAGCTCGGCGGCCTGCTCGAGGAGTGCGGCGTCTTCGAAGATGCTGTGGACTTCTTTCGAAAGGTCGCGGGTGAGGGCGTCCGGGTCGGAGGCGTTGATGACAACCGGGCCGGACTCGGATCCGGAGTGGAAGCCGCGGCCGCGCTTGAGGAGGTCCGCGGCGGTCTTGGGTTCGATGTCGATGATCTCGGGGAGGCGGTCGATCCAGCCTTCCCGCCACTCTTTGAGGTTAGCGGCGAGCTTTGTGTCGTCGGCCGAGCTGACGGGCATCAGCAGTCCGAGGAACGACGGTCCGCAGCTGATGACGATGGAGCTGTCACTGCCGGTGGGCTCGATCAGGAGGGGCTCGCCGTACGCGGAGCCGGCCGCGGCGAAGGTCTTCAGGAACCGGGCGTTCGTCGCAAGGCGAGGAGGGACGCACTTCTCGGCGAGGATGGACCCGATCAGGGTGGGGATCAGGTTGCGTGCGAGCGCCTCGTTCTCGGAGCGGGGGATCTGGAACAGCTTGCCGGGAAACAGGCCAGAGATGTCTGTGAAGGTCAGTTTGTCGTCCTCTACGTGGATCCGGAGTGCCTGGCCGATTTCGTCGTCCGGCTGGCTGCTGCCGGAGCGGAACAGCTGGAGCAGTTCCTTGGCAACGTCCAGGTCAAGGTCGAAGGCGTCATCGGCGATGCTGCCGGTGAGCCCGGTGGACTCCCACACGCTGGCGATCGCGAGGGCGATGCTCACGCGGTTCGTGGCGGAGACGTACAGGTTGTTGGGGGTGGCGGTGAAGGCCACCGCCCGGAGGCCCGGCAGCTTCGCGTCCGTGTCTGCGTGAGGGATCACCGCCTGCAGCGCCTGGCGGAAGTCCAGGGTGTTGACGTCCAGGATCATCGGTTCCTCTTCTAGTTGGTGTGGTTGGGGCCGGAACATGCGCATCGCTTGGCGCCGCCTGCTTCGGTTCTCGTGACCGCGATGCACTTGGACCAGCTGCCGTCGCGGCCGTGGAAGTGGCCGCACCTGGTGCAGTAGGAGTGCATTGATCTGGCTCCTTCGCCGTCACGGGTGTTCGGGGGGCCGCCCGGATTCGAACCGGGCCCCGATCGCCTACTCCCTCATGGGGGGATTGGTTTCGGCGGGTGGGTTTCCTATCGGCCCCATGTGGTGCCGGCTATTCGGCCGGCACCCGGGTCTAGCGCTTGCCTTCGGCAGGGATTCCCCGTTCGTCCCGTCCTGCTCGGAAGGCTGCGAGGCCGAAATCGTTGGCAGGCTTCACGTTGACGGCGGTTGCCGGACCCTTGGGCGCCCGAGGCGGGGGAGTCAGTGCCGTTCCGGACTTGACTGCTTGCCGGACTTTGGCCTTGTCAGTGGCGAGGGCGGCCTCTTTGGCTGCCCCTTCGGGGTACCGGACGTAGACGCTGAACGTTTTTCCGTCCTTATTACGACGCGCCGTTCCTTCGCACCCGGCGCGCTTGAACGCCGGGGGGATGCTCGAGGATTTCCACTCTTTGTTGACACAGGCCCAGCGGCCGGGGTTGTTCTTCAGTTCGGTGATTATGCTGTCGTAATGTTCGTCGCGCTTGAGTAGGCGGACAGGCGGTTCTTCCCACAGGATTTCGACCATTGTTTTGCCTTCCTTCAGGAGCAGCGGCATTCGCCGGTCTGCATGTTGATGACGCCGTTGCACGAACCGCAACGCTCTACCTTTTCGGGCCGGGTGGCCTCGACCTTGGGGCTCAAGGGTTCTCGGTCCCGTCCAGGTTCGTTCCGGACTGCCGGCAGGCGCCCACGGTCAGGTGCCCCACGCTTACCGCGCTGTACCGGTCAGAGTGGATCCGGTCCCGCGCAAAGATGGCCGGCACAATGCGGTCCCGCTCCCAGAGCGTCAGCAACCAGGAGCCATCGGCCATCTGCCGGACACCGGCCCGCGGGTACTTTGCATCGCGGCGGCCGCGGAACGGGGACTCCGGGTCAATCCGGCCCGCGTCCGGGGCCTCGTCCTGAGCCACCGCTTCGACGTGGGCCAGGACGGCGGCCTTGGCCTTCCAGAGTTTCCCGACCGGCCCGAGGACGTCGAGGATCTCGGGCCGGTACCCGCACGCGCAGACGGGCTCGTTCCACGGGTTGCGCTTGAGGAAGTGATCAATCATCATCGGAACCGTCCTCGTCCTCGTCCTCGTTGGCGCGGTCGGCCTCGGCGGCGGCGAGCCGGGCGGCCTTGGCTTCGACTTCGGCAGCGCGCTTCTCGTCGATGTAGATCATGGCTTCCTGCTCGATGTCGCTGTAGGTGTAGCCGAAGACGGTTTCGACCTGTGCGCGGTGCCTGGCGCAGTAGTCCTGGCCCCAGTGCGTGGGTCCCCAGCCGTCGACGGATTCGAGCTCGCGCTCTTCGTAGGAGCGCCCGGCGATGAGGTCCAGCGCGTCGAGCTGGTGGGTACTGAAGTCCTTGATGGCTTCGCGGATCACGCCCTTGGCGGAACCTTCCGGGAGGTCGAAGAGCTGGCTCGCCAGCGGATCGGTCAGGCGCCCGGCCACGGTGGCGATACGTTCCTGGCGGATGTGCTCCAGGAGCGAAGCGGAGGGCTTCAGGATCGCCTCTTTGAGGAACTGGCGGCGGACGTGCGCGGCGACGGCCAGACCGGCGTCGAGGGCCTCACAGCGCAGGCGGTCCGCCTGCTCGTCGGGAGTCTCCGGCTGCGGGGCCGCCTCAGCTACTACAGGGGCCTGATCCTTGGGGAGGATCCAGACCGGCTTACCGTCGCCGGAAGAGACGTAGGCCGTATGGCCGGCGGTGACATGCTGCTCCTCGGTCCAGTCCTCGAAGTCCTTGAACCGCCGCGCTGACACGAACTCAGATGCTGCGTCGTAGGTGTCGACCGGCTCCGTAACCTCGGCCCCAAGCGCTTCCAGACGGGCCGTGGTCGCCACCGAGGCCGCACGGGCAGCGACCTGCCGGCGGAGTCGTTCAAGGACATACGGCCAGTTGTACGAGCCGTGGTTTTCGAGGAGCTCGGCAGTGGCCTCGGCATCGTCGTTGAACTCGGCCAGGATCAGGGCATCTTCGAGGGTCATCTGGTGCTTTTCGATCTTGTCAATCGCGCCCTGGGGCAGGGTTGTCAGCTTCACGCGGTCTTTGACCAGGCGCTGGGATCGACCGAGGTTCTTGGCCAGCTGCTTGACCGTGTATCCGGGGTACGACAAAACCGACTGCAGGCCGTAGGCCTCCTCCATCAGGGTCAGGTCCGCCCGCTGCGTATTCTCAACGAGCATGGCCTCGATCTGCTTGGGCTCGGTGTTCAGATCCGCTCTGATCACGCAGGGAAGCAGATCCAGATTGGCCAGCTGGGCGGCCGCGTAACGACGGTGCCCGGCGATGATGATGTACCGGAACGGCTTGTCATCCCACTGGCTGAGGTCCGGGGCTACCACGAGCGGCTGCATGATGCCCTGGGCGCTGATGCTATTCGCCAGATCGGTGACGATTCCGACGTCCTTCCGGACGTTCTTCGGGTGGACGAGAACCTGATCGACGCGGAGTTCTTTGAAGTTGGTGCTCACTGGTCGGCCACCTCTCGTACAAACTCAAGGAGCTCGCGGTCAGCCTCGGTGGAATCGATCTCCGCGAGGCTTTCCACAGCGAGCGCCGCGCTCAAGGCGTCCTCTGCCTGCTTGGCCGTTGCCCGGGCCTTGGAGAGCTTGGCTGCGGCAGTGATTGACTTGCGGAGCAGTACGTTTGCCTGGGCGACTTCGTAGGGGCGGGACATGGCGACGGCCGGGGCCGGGTAGATCGGGGCCGGGGGAGTGAGGCGGGGCGGTGCAATGCGCTGCGCGTTGGGCGGAGTGTGGTGCAGCATGGCCGAGGGTGCTGGGTTGCCGAGGAACTCCTGCTCGGTCATCGGATCTACGGGCTGTTCGGTCATTTCTGGTTTCCTGTCTCAAGTACGAATCCCGCGGCACCGGCGGCGAGGAAGATCACGCCCAGCACGTAGGCGGAGTTGAATGTCGGGAACGCTGCGAGCACCGCGAGCGCGCCGAGGATGAGGAGCGGGCTGTAGAGGAAGAGGCGGCGGCGGTTCCGGAAGGTCCGGGCACACGGCGCGTTCAC